GACTGAGACATTTGACATTTTTGGGCTGTTATCTGCTGCTGTAATTGTTCCAGCAGGAGCTGTAGAAAAGTTTGTGCGACCGAGGGCCATTAGGCCAAAGGTCATTGTAATTAAACCAGCTTCAGGAATATCAATTCCAAAAGTGTTTACATGGCACCCTCGGAAAACATGATAGTCATTTACATCGTCAAAGCCGCGTAAAACAGAAAAGGTTTGTCGAAGCGTACCCCCAAAAGTTAAAACATTTGATGACCAGTTATTAAAGGCAGCAGCGGCCATTAGGTCTTGAACTAAAGCGCTATATTTTGCCTCGCACTTTAATTCACCAGCATACTCGGCACCTGTAATCATTGATGAACGTGCAATACGTCCACTGGTAATGGAATTTGAATCTTCCTTAGTTACCGTTGCATCAAGGGCATTTTCAGTAAATTCGAAAGTTGTACGTGCAAAAGGTGATGGTGTGGTACCAACCGTGGACTCCTTTGCGATTTGTGTTAGCTGACGTGCACCACTAGACATGGCTTAATACTCCTAACGATAGGCATAAAAAAAGCCACCCGAAGGTGGCCACAAAATTAGGGATGTAAAAAACCGCCAAACGGCGGTAATTTCTTTAAAGTTTTAGATCAATCATCTAGTTCAACGCTTACTCCAGTGACAATATTGTGTTTAGTTCCTTCAATACTATGAACATTAGCCAAACGGATGTTTACATCAGAAACACATAGCTTGTTATCCAGTTGCCATTTATCTAGCACCGCACCCATTACAGCTTCCAAGTGTCTTTCGAGTTCTTGTCTTTTAATTTCAATTTCTTCTAGGGTCAGCATGCATGACATATCAATTCACCGTATATCCAATTGTCACATTGTACTGCACAAAATCATTATCTTTTCCAGCATCTATCGCTTGCCCTTGCCAACATTGTAAATGCTGAAAATTGAAATATTCAAAATGAGCAAGCAAAGCGACAGTTAGAACTGTTATTTCTTGATCTCCAGTATTATGCCGTGCAAAACACTGAATTAAGATATTGCCAGTACGGCGGGTGCAAGGTGTATCAGCAAGGCCAGCAATAAAACTAGATCCGCCTTTTATGGTTAATCGGCACCATAAGCCTTTTGTTGGAACAGTAAAGCCTGGAGCATTTGGATATTGGATTCTATCTTGAGAAATTCCTGTAAAGCTCATCATACGGTCAACGATAGCTTGCCTAGCTTGTTCTAAAGTCATTGCCATCTTAACCACCATACTTTTGAGTAATATAAGTGAATGTAGTGCTGTAAATACCTAGTGGTGCTTGATCTGACCAGCCATCTTCCAAACGTTCTGCGTAGGCTTTGTTGTTTTGGATATAAACTAAGTTTCCAAGCTTAAACTTAATGGCTTGAATTGCTGCATCCTGAACGGCGTCTGTTTCAGGTCCACGTACACCATAATCAGCAGATCCAATCGAAACAACGTGTGAAGCTCGGTAAGCCCCAGTATCAACAGGACTAGAAACAACAAGTGATTGCACTGTATCCATGACGATTTTCTTTACTTGGTCTTCAGCTTTTTTTTCTACTTCAAAACTAAATCTAGTCGGCTTTTTCCCCGTCCACCCCATGACTTTTAACCTCGCTTGCTTCGTACATTTCAAATAGGTCTTGAGCTATAGCTTGAATTGAATAAGCTTCAAACTCTAAGCTTGGCTCTCGCTCACCCATTCTTCGTTTTACTATTTGCCAGACATGAACTGCCTCGTGTAAAAGCAGTCCATAAACTTGTAATTGGTCCTTATCCCCCGTGTCACCTATTTGGACAATTGCATAAGCACCATCAGAAAAGGAACTAACTTGAGCATCTGCACCCATATCTAAGAATTGATCAGCTTTACCCATATCCTCAAATAATAGGTCCATGTGTAACTGATTTCTTGCGAGTGTATATTTGACATGCTGAAACGGTGAGGTGTACCACTCAGGCACATAATCTGTATTAACCATGGCCATCCTTTTAACTTGGTAAGATTGTTTCTGTTGCCTCTCTACCATCAAACGAGTTATGAACAAAAACGCCGTCCACAATTTTAGGATGGCATTCACAATGAAAAAATGAATGTGGTTTTAAATCTTCTATAGGTACTACCTGAACACTTTCATGAAATGTATATACAACCCAAGACATTACACTCTCCTCAACTGACACTTCCAAATGGTCGCGGCTGGATCTTGTTGGATATGTATTACACGGAATGTTCCTAACCCAGTAATCCACTCATCATCAATTTTCGGTACCATAGTCACTTCATTCTGAAGAACAATGGCTTTTTTATCCGTTGCTAGTACACCTAATGTCTGGATCTCATACTGATTGTAAGAGCCAAACAAAACACCTCGACCATTGTATTGATCAACAATATTTTCAGAAGTATTCGTTTTTGGGTTCCAGCTTGTGCTTACAATCCTTTCACACGTAAAAGCATGAACGGCGTCTGCTAGATCCTCATCAAATGCTTCGGCAATTTCAGCCTGAAGTTCATCTCTTAAACCCATTAGATTCTCCGAATATAGATCACTGAGCGCCGTTTGCAGTAAGGTTTGATCAAATCAAGAATGTATTGCTCAGTTGCATTAAGCTTTACAGATCCGTCTTGATACTCTTTTTCAGACTCAACCTCAGCCTTCACTCTTTTGCGCTTTAATGCCTGTTCTTGGCCTTGATATATCTCACCCTTCATAATGCCTTTTATGACTTCGTATGACGCCGTTTTGAGGGCTTTAGGGACGGTTGTTATATCTTCATAAGGCTTAACATTACGCGCCAATAAATAAGCTTCTGACTTTTCAAGATAGTCAGCTTTATCACCGTCAGATAAAGCAGCAAAGCCAGCTACACGTTCAATTGCTTCTTGTTCAGTGATAAAGCTCATGGATTATTCCTTTGGATCTTGTGGAATCAATGCAATCAATTCTGGCTTTAAGGCAGACTGTTTAAACTCGATACCTTTATCAGTTAAATAAGCCTTTATTTGGTCGACCTTCCAATTTTCATAATCACCTGGTGTAGGGCCATCTAATGGATCAGGTGTACCTTTGCCTGCTTCTAATTCAGCAATACGTGCTTTCATAGCAGGAATATCATTTTTGAACGATGCCAACTCACCTTTTGCAGTTGCGATTTGCTCATCGACAAGCAATGCAGCTTTTTCCGCCACTTCTTCTGCAAGTTCACCCTCTAAACGAGTATTTTCTGCTTCAAGTCGGGTCTTTTCTGCTTCAACTGATTCAAGCTTGCTTAAAGCATCGGTTAAGCGTTCTTGCAATTTTAAATCGCTATTTGAGCCCACATCAGCAGCTTCCTCTTCAAGAGGTATTGCTAAACGGCCATAAGCCTGCTTAATGATTTCAGCATCAGGAAAATCATCATCAACTTCTACTGCAGTAGCGTTCCCGATTACCCCAATAAAGTCGTTTCGATAGCAAACGCTTGGGTCACGAATCAATGGGATATTATTTGTGTAAATTACTTTCATTTCTTCTCTCCAAAACAAAGGCGGCTTACGCCGCCATGTTTATTAAGGGGTTGCTGTACCTGAAATTACGGCACTAAATGGAACATTTTTACGATCAAACACTCGCTCCCAATTACCAGCAGTTGCATAGCCTGCAATTTTTGGCGAAGCATTTGGATCTACAGAACCTTTCCATGAGAAACCAGCTGGATGAAGAATGAATGTTTTACGTTCCCATAAAATTTCAGCACCACCACCATTACCGCCTGACGGTAGACGCTCAAGTTCTACTGGAGTAGTTGGAGTTCCCTCTCCATAACCAAATGCACCATTTCCAAAAATGAGAGAAATATAACGTCCATTACCGTAAACCAAACCATCATCCATGAAGATCGGCTTACCGAGATAAGTAGCAAGAATGATCTGACCATTACTGTCACGTAAATACTCGATCATGTCTTGCTTTACCATTTGGTTCATTACTACTGAATGAACACCCATCGCTGTAAATTGGTCAGCGGTATCACCTGCTGTAAATGCAGCGTCTTGGAATGCATTAGCCGATACAGTTGCACCTGCATCGATCACCATATCGCCATTGTTATTGGCAATATTGGAAGCAATAACACCGCGTGCAGCTCCCAATAAATAGCGCTGCCACTGGCGCTCCCAGTATTTACCAAAGCGGTTACGAATATGCTGCATTGGCTCACTATTTGCCAATTCAGTTGAAAGGTCGGCTGTTCCATAACCTTTGTTTAAATAAAGAGTTCGGGCCTGCATTGAGCCTTGAGTGGCCTTACCGACCGCACCTTTATCATCAGGATTGTCAGTTGATGCATTCGCTTCTTCGTCAGCATCAAGATCATTCCAATATGAAATCGTTGATGAGCCTTGGCCATTATTAGCAATGTCAGTTAAAGCTTCATTTTTTACAACAATTCCTGATTGGAATACGGCGGTTTTTTCAGGTGAATTTACTGGGTCCAAAGTCTGGTAGTAGTCACCAACGAAAATATCTTGTAATTGAACAGATGGCATAATTAGTTACCTTTAGTTTTCAATAATTGCTGGAATGCTGCTGGATTTTCACGAGCTAGACTCGCTCGTTCAGCTTCTGAATAGTCCGACCATTTTTTAATTGAAGCGCCTGAACCTGGTGCGCCCATACCACTTGCTTTAGGCCAGTAGTACGGCTTTTGTTCACGTAGAGATTCAACCCACTCTTTTGGCGATAATGCTGTTTGGCCATCTTTACCAATGATCACTTCGCCGTTTTCATCAACAGCGACCGCTTTGCCGTTTTCATCTAATGCAAATTTTGTTTTAGCTAAAAACGCAATGTCGCCTGTTGCTTCAGGTAACGCTTCAAGCTCTACAGCTGCTTGAATGATTTGCCCTTGGATTACAGAATCTTTGAACTTATTTGCATAAGCTTCTGCTTTGTCAGCACGGTCTTTTTCGGCTTTAAGTACACGTTCATGTTCTTCACGCATCTTCTCGGTACGTTTCTGGATCACTTCGTTTACTTTGCCGTCTGCGATTAATTTGGCTTCTTCATCCTGGTCAAGTTGAGCAAAAACCTTCTTAACAATTTCAGGGTCAATGCCCTCAAATTGTTTTTGAAAATCCTGAAGTTCTCGTTTTGCATTCTTAGCAGCATCACGCTCACTCTGAAGTGCAGATTTCAAACCTTTTGGATCTTCGTAACCTTCTAGGTCAAGGCGAAACTTCCCGTTTTCCTCAACATATAAAGCGCGGTGCTCTTCTTTGATGGCATCAAGCGAATCAACAATAAATGGCAATGACATGTTCAAACCTCTCGTTTGATTGGGGTAAAGCCTTATCTCAAGGCATTAAAAAAGCGCCCATTAGGACGCTGTATTTCGATTAATAAAGTTATGCGATGTTAAAACCTTCAACACCACGCTTCTGACGATTTCGGGTACGTTGCTCTAGCCACATTTGACCTTGCTCAATATTAGTAATAGCAAGTGAATTTTCGCGGCAAGGAAACTTTTCATTCAAAACACGTAAACGATGTAGAACAATCGCAATTAACGCTTCATTCGTGATGCCATTAACTCCAACTTCCTTAACTGGACCAAGTTGGAATTGAATTGGAGTAAGTGAATCTCCAGCTACAACATCATAGAAATGTCCTGGTTCAAGAGACTGCTCACCGTCTCGGGTTTTAACTGTTTCGTTATGGAAAACCGTTACTTCGTTATCATCTTTATGGATTTCACGGCCCATTACACAATTTTGAATACCATCTGGTTGATATGAATGTTCAAAAACATCCTTTGGTGACCAAGAGATATAACCTTCATGATCTGGATGATTAGCCTTGCCACCATCTTTGTACTCGATCAAATAGCCTGGATCTGCTGGATCTTCATTTTCAGGAATTTGCCAACCTTGGTACTCATTGTATTCGCCACGTGACATAGGCACTGCTAATACTGATTTAGTGCCGATATACGCAACCATTGATAATGCTAATAACTTCTTAGACATTTTTTATACTCACAAAAAAAGCACCTTTAGGTGCTAGTTAAATTGATTTCACGCTCAAAACATCAAAGAAAATTAAAGGCTCTCAATCAGTTCAATAAGCTTATTATTGGTTGATTCCTGTACTTTGTTATTTAACCGAGGAGCTTTCAAAAGTGAGGTCAATACTTCAATAGAATGAAGATTTGCATGATGAGCATCATATGAGTTTTCAACCGTCTGAATATAAGGTGATGAAATCGCTTCAATCGACTGTACACCTGGTGACTTTGATGGCTCATCTAAATTCTGGCCAACCTCAACCGCCTCACCTTCGATCACTTGTGGCTCTGAAGGTGGTTCAATAATTTCAAACCCGAGCTGTTTTAAATTTTCAATGGCAGCTGTAAGTGCAAACGGATTGTAATCACCAACTGGTGAGCCTTCAGGTATCAAATACTCGCCGTTTACTTGCACTCCAGAGTGAAGTTTTAAGATGCATATAATGCGTTTAGGTAGTGCTTCTGGTGATGCTTGGTCCACGTTGAAATATTCAAAATTTTGCACTAGCTCTTGAAGTGTTAGCGGTTGCTTTGTCATGATGACCTCACATAAAAAAAGCACCCGAAGGTGCTATGGTTAAAATAAATTGATTACTTTGTTTTCCCGAGTTCTTTCTTACAAACGGGACAAGTTATAACTAAATTAATTTCATTTCGGTGGTTAAAAATGCGGGCTTCACTTTCTTTAAACTCCAAGTCAGATTTGCAATTGTGACAAGTAATCTCATGAATAGTGTCCTCAGGCAATTTACCTGGCTTAATTACCTTTACCATTATTTTTCCTCTTTGGCCCTAGGTTCATCGCTTACTAAGCGAACACCATTACGACCATAAGCTTCGAAAGTTACTGTTATTGTGGCTGGTCCATCATTAGCATTACTGTTCATCTGTACTGCTTTTTGCCCAGCTAATGGCAATCCAGATTCTTCATCACAAATAATTAAGTAACCTTTCAAAGTTGGATGTCGTTTAAGCACCAGGTGCTTAACTTTTGATTCACTCATATGCCCAACCTCTTAAAAATTTGTTCATCCAACTTCCGAAGTTGGTCAAGTGTGTAAAGTCGCCCATCTGGATCGAAAAACTTATCAAAATCAAATTTTCCTTCCTTAAAGAGCTTATAACGCTTTGGCCCTAACCATTCTTTTTGAAAGAAATCGTCAGTCTTTCCGAAAAACTCTTTAAATGTTGTATTTGCATCCAGTTGGCCGATGAGTTGGCTTCGCTCGTCCTTTGGAATGTCCTTAACTCTTCGGTCATCCATTACAAAAGGACGCTCGCCTGTTAGTTTTCCGTCTTTTTCCACTGGTACCAGAATACTTCGGCAATTTGGATGCAACGGCGGCACTCTTTTGGCTGGGTCATCAATTTTCCAAACGGCACCATCCAGTGAGGCGCATAGTTTTGATGTTCTACCATCCAACGTTGCTACCAGCTTTACGTATTCAAAGCCGATCTGGTTAAAGCTATTCAGGTAAGCTTGATTAGCAACATGACTCCTAACAGTTCTTACCGTCCGATCGATATCAGACTTGCTACTGATTAAAATGCCATCTTCATAATTAAGGCGCTTAGTCCCACCAATGCGCTGAACAATTTGCTGATTCGTTTTACCAGAACTAATTCCATCCCGAATCGCGTATTCAACCTTTTGACGAGCACTTTCAGCCAACTTTGTTAAAAGGTCGTCGACCAATGCCCCGCCTACCAAAGGAACTTTTTTTGCCGCCTTATAAAGTTTTTCCCCACTGGGCTGTTTTATCTTTCCGCCGTATAGCTTTGCCGTGTAATTGGCCTCATATACCGCTAATGCTGTAGCAGAAACCGCGAATGCTTCAGGTAATGAAGTATTAATTGCCGTAAACCACTGAGAAATTAGGTCCCGAATTTCTTTGAGGTTTGTAGTTGTATATTGGCCACTAGCAAGGGCAGCCTTTTCAAAATCATTCAACTCTTCTAACAAATCTCTAAGTTTTGCCAGCATCAATGCCGACTCATCATTAAAGATTTTTAATAACTCATTAACTGATTGAGAAGAAGCTCGATATAAATACGCCTGATGTTGTGTAAGTACCTCAATAAGCGATTTTTGGGTATCTGAAGCCATTTAACACCTCATAGCGGAGCGCTATCACGCTCACCTTCAATCCGCTTCAATTCTTCCTTATAATCATGACCAGGTAATTTACCTGTAGCGATATATTCCCAATATGTCTGGAATGAATTTTTTCCAGAAATAGCACCTTCATAAAGCTGCTTAGCAAGGTTGATATCGTATTGCTGAACAATAAACTCGGGCTCAACAGTAAACGCATATTTAGAAGGATTTAGCTTTAACCACTGAGCTGCATATTTAATTGCTTGCTCGATTGCTGCAGCTGCACACATCACAATGCTATGTAAGCTTGCATGCTGGTCATCCTGACGTGCGCGGCGTGCTTCTCCAGATTCTTGTGTATTTGTATCAATAACCTTTGCACCAGCCTCAAGAGCTGCATTCTTTTGTGCATCCATTTCTTTTTTGGTTAGCTCAATCCCATTACCTGAAATTTCCAAATAACCGCATTGCGCTTCACCAGGAAGATCCCAAACAGCCATAACACCAGTAACACTAATATCAGCACCATCATCAAGACCATTAATCCAAGGCTGAGGATGAGCTGTGTGATGAAGTGACTGGAAATAATCAGCGCTTAGCTGGTAATACTTCAAAGCGGCTTTGGCCATAGTGAGAAGTGGCACCGTTCCAACATGCGCTGAATTATCTGTGGTGCCACAAAAAACAAAAGGTGTAAAAGAAAGCATGTTTTTACCAAGATCTGGTGTTTTATCTTCTACAGCAGATCCATCAAACAAACGGACTGTTAGAGCACCATTATCCATAGATAAAACGCGATGTACTGTCCTGGTATCATGGCCAAACTCATCTTCACTATTATCAAACTGCTCCTCGAGCACTAAAAGCTTCAAATCCTTTCGACCATCAATACTGTTTTCCTTCCAGTTAATAATTGATAAGGCGTCATAAAGTGCAAAATAAGGCACTCCATTAGCGTCTACATCAACAAGCAAGCCACAACGGCCATATTCAAGTAACTCTAGACAAATACGAATAAAAAGCTGTTTTAAGCCAAATCCATCATTTGTGGCATTATCGATCAGTCCTTTAAGCAAAGAACTTTCAATCACAATATTGGGCTCAAGCTTTGAGACTAGCCCGATCATCGTGCGCAATGAATCCTGAACCCATAATGGATACTGAGCGCGACTGAGATAAGCCTTATAAATCGCTCCAGCCGTATCACCCTGCTTTTCAGCTTCGATCATCCCTGCCGATTTAGAAAGATACTTAGTTTGTGCTTGTTTGATTTCCTCTTCACCAGCAACGGCATCGTGCATAATCAACCAGGCTTTTTGCGCAGCAATATACTGCGGATGTTTATCAGTAACTGCCATAAAAAAACACCAAAAAAAAGCACCTAAAAAGGTGCATTGTTTAATGAGAATAACCAGCGATCGTGCGCCGTTTAAATACTTTCTGAATGATAATTGGGAACCGCTTAGCTATCGGATAACCACCAGCATCACCCACATGATCCAAGCCAGCACTTTTATCTGGCATTCCAAAATCGTCATAGACTTGCTGCTCTAAAGTAGCCGTAAAGTTAGGACACTTATTTGTGTTCACTTTTAGATGTCGATCACCGTCAGCGTTTAGGATCTGTGCATTCACTGCATTTATTCGATCTTTAATGCTTGGGTTTACACCATTCACTTCAACCTTAAAACCATTTTTCTTTAAGATCGCATGATCAGATTCACTAAAGTTCTTTGATGAGGTCGCTTGACCTGAAGCATCTGGTACCACAGTGATATCATGAAAAGGAAAACGCTCTATAATCAACTGACACATGGTCGGTGTATCTCTCACCCCGACCAATTCATCCAAGGCCCTTGGTTTACCTTCTCTAATGACATAAACCACAGCAGCCATCTTAAGTACGTTAAAGTCCATCCCAATAAGTAAAGGCTCGCCCTGCTTGATTTCTTCATCTGTGTGATTTTTAACTCGGTCAAAGTCTGGGTAAACAGCACCACTTGTTAAATTGACAAATTGCCCCTTTAAGTAAGCTGAAATCAATTGTGGCGGATAGGACTCATAAAGCGATGAAATATAGTCATCTGGCAAATTGGCTTCGTTGTCATAAGTTGAAGCCTGGATCATTCCATAAAGCTTTCGCTTAGCTGGTGTTTTATTTGCCTCTTTTACAAACTGCTCATAAGTGAATTTAAACCCTTCAGGTGTTGTGGCCACATCAATACCATTGAGCAAACCAGCTTGCTTATAGCGCATACGCGCAATGATCTTTCGCCAAGCTTGTTGTGCTTTAAGCTTAGCCATGACATCAAGTTCATCAATCAAGCCACGACCAATTTTAAAACCGACAATTGAGTCAGGAATATCCATGGATCGACAAATAATAGTAGTGCGATACTGGCGACCATAATAAATATCGACTTCTTTATTTGACTGATAAACTTTTGTTTTTAAACCCCAGTCAAATGCTACTTCATCAATTGTAGGGTAAAAGATATCTCTGATCTGAGCGTAAGTCGGCGCAAAATAACCTAATGGTACTTTTGGGAACTCCCATGAAGTATTACAAAGGCTTGCACTACCAACCCAAGTTTTTCCAGAACCAAATCCCGCTACAAATGCACGGAATTTATTTTCCATCTGTAAAAAATTAGCCTGAGGTACATTCAGCGTCGGATTGATGTTCGGCATCTTTTTTACTCGCATCTACAACTTGAATGGTCACCTTGACTGGTGTTGGATCATCGTCCCGTTCGCCTTCTCTGATCTTCTCAATCTCAAGTTGTTTCAACTCAACATTTAAAAGCATCAGGTCATGGCCTTGCATTTCTTCCCGAACCTGTTTAATTACCCCCTGCTTCATCAGCCTGTTATTTTTCCAGCCCTCATAAATATTCTGGAGCTCTCTTAAACGATAGGCTTTATTGGCCAAGGGAATGTCATAAACATTCTTTTGGAAATCTGCCCTGGTCTTATTAAACAAAGTAATAAGTTTCTTACTTAAGTTCTTCCCCGTTGCCTTTGTGGGGTCATACGCCTCACATTGTCTTCGGTCAATTTCTATACCAAATCTTTGTTTGACAGCATCCGCTACTTGTTGAGGGGTATCAAAGCAGGCAAGAGACTGAACTATAAAGATTTTCACAGGCTCTTTAAGCGCCGCCATACTCCCCCCTTCGTCCAACTACGTCCAACAAGATAGGCAAAAAAAAGAGCCGCTAGGCTCAGTTGATTACGCAATTTCCGCAGCATCTTGAAATATCTAAATCTGAAACAAACGGCGGATTCTTCGCAGCCTCAACAAGACGTTTTACGCTCTTACTTGGTCCCCACCGTTTGACAACACCAATAAACTCTTCGACATCATGCCCAGCTAAATAGTGCTTAGGTAATCCAGTGGAACTACTGAAGAGCATTTCGCCATCTTCATCGCGTTCTACACCGATGTGGTAAAGTTCATGCTCAATCAAAGCACAAAACTCGCTATCGTTTGCCTTATCGCAAAAACCGCCATCAATCGTAATTAAATAAGTTGGTACAAATCCAAACCAGTCGCGCATCTGTTGCTCTTGACGAGCCTTGCGCCACCCCCCAACGTTAAACATAACTTTTTCGCATTGCCCTAACACCATAGCCTGTTTGCTTTTATAAGCTGAAGAAGCCCAGGCAAATGCTAAAAACTCATCTTGATCATGAAGTATTTCTGCAATGTGGTCATGGTCAGGGTTGTGAAGTGGTCCACCCAATGTAAGAAAGTTTGCTTTAACCCACTCCATTAATTCTGGTGCAGGGATTAAACGGATAGCTTTCTCATTTTCCGATTGATCAAGAAAGTCCGTTGGAGGGAATGGTCTGATCTCCATTGAATATTTGCCTCTTTAAATTTTCGAGCCACTGGCTGGCAAAGTGAGCTTGTATCTGTAATGGTCCAGATTCATTGATTTTGAATCTAGCTGCAGATTCCAATCGAACAATCGTATATCCCATATCATGAGCAGTATCCTCACGATCCAAATCATAAGAAATTTGTTTTCTTTTTCTTCCAGCTGACCAAGGGCCGCCAGCAATTTCCACTAAAATTTTGTATTCAATTAAATGAAAATCAAAACGCCAGTGC